AAAATAAATAAAACATCTATAGCAAATATTGTAAAATTCTTGATGAAAAAATAATTATATATAGTATATTATAATAAAATGGAATCACAAACTGAACCAAAAAAAGTTTATGAGATTTGTTTCGATTGCAAGAAGCCATCCAATAAAGGTTTTTATCGTTGCTGGGATTGCTTACAGGTTAGGAAAATATATTATGTTAAATGCTCGCAATGTAATTTTAAAGATGTTAAAAAACCTTATAAATATTGCTATGATTGCAATATGAATTATAAAGCTAAAAAAAATATTAAATTATAATAAATTTCTAATGTAATATTATATTATATTATAAATGCCAATACCTGTAAATAAAGAATTATATGACCAAGTTAAGAGGATGGCGAATGAGGTTTTTGACTCAAAATCCGGAATCTACCGATCGGTATGGATTGTAAGAAAATATAAAGAATTAGGTGGAAAGTATAAACCAGATAAAAAACCTAAACAAAGCGGCATCCTACGGTGGCTAAAAGAGGCCTGGATCGACCTAAACCAACCTAAAAAAAATGGCGGTTATGAAAGATGCGGCAAGCCTAATACAATAAACCCAAATTTATACCCCCTATGCCGTCCGAGTGTTAGGGTATCACCTAAGACCCCCAAGAGATATCAAGATATAGGCGAAGAGAGAATTAAAGAAGTAAATAATCTAAAGCAACGATACAAATGGCATAAAAATATCAATTTTTAAGCAAATGATAGGTTATATTGTTTATCTAAATATCCAATACTAACAACATCGAAATTGAATGTATTTATATTACTCGCTGTTTGAAGGCTGATCGATTGTATCGGGGCTGATGTATAGCCGGCGGTGGTGTCTCCGGTAGGTGATGCCACTAATTTATTGCATCCAATACTCCATAAATCCGGCCTAACATTACAAGGATTTAATTTGAATTTCTGTTGTCCTATTTCTTGACCTTTACCTAGATTTGCGGTGGTTAGTGTGGTGATAGTATCTAAAGCGTATATTTTATAAAAATATCCGGTTTGATTCATTACTGTTGCTGGATTTGAATAATTTATTCGTGTCCTAAATGTATTAGGTGCGGTCGCCGGTGATGTTGTTATCTGAAAATATAAAGAACCTTCCGCCGTTATATTTGTTAATGTATTAAATCTAATAACACACCAGAAACTCTCCAAATCTTGAAAAGTTAATGCAGATAAATCAACCGGTATATACCATCCAATTTTATTTGTATTTACTGCCGCTTTCGTGAAATTCCAATAATTTCCAGTTGCAGATTGTATGGGGTCAATCGTTGCAGGGTCGCCACCTTTCCACATTAGTTGCTCCGTAGGTGTTAGATTACTCCATACAATATTATATATTGTTGTAGGTGATTGTAGATTACAATTAATGGCACGAAGCATTCCAGCACTAACACCTAAACCTGTAGCACCAGTAGCCCCTGTATCACCTTGAATGCCTTGTATGCCTTGTTCGCCTTGAGGACCAGTAGCCCCTGTATCGCCTTGAATGCCTTGAATGCCTTGAATGCCTTGAATGCCTTGTTCGCCTTGAGGACCAGTAGCTCCGGTATCACCTTGAATACCTTGAATGCCTTGAATGCCTTGAATGCCTTGAATGCCTTGAGGGCCCGTAGGCCCCGTTGCGCCATTAGGTAGAACCACAATATCATTAATATATAATTTTCGTATATTTGTTGCACTGCCAATTCTAACATCATTATCGAAGTCATATTCACTTGCACCTTTCCATTGTGTTTTTGATGCTAATTGATTATCACAAATATAATCACTTGTACTAATATCAACGCTTGTTTTAACATTATTATTTAAACCAACGCGTCCAACCGTCAAATATCTTTGTATATCTTCAGACCCTTGTAAATACAAATCTTTAGTAGTTAACACATAGTCGGTGCTCTCAAGTTTCATATTATTATTAGACGATATAACCTGTGCAGCTCCAACTGTCAAAAAATTTTGATTATCATAAACTTGATAAGTAAAAGCTGAATCCGTATTCGTTCCGAATGGATTGATGCCATCACTTAAAATAATGGCTCCGGCTGATGGTGTTATTAGTGGTTGTGATGTTATGAGAGCATTAGGGTTTGCCGGTGCATTATCAACAAAAGAACTGCTGCCGTCCGTATCAAATGCGAGTACCTGACCGTTTTCAGATGGTGCAACAGATGGGAACTCATAAATTGTATTTAATGAATTATCGACAACTTTGAGATGTGTGGCTCCAACATTTGAATAATAAAAAATAGGGGTTGATCCCGCCTTGTTTGAATTGATTGACATTTTAGGATATTATATATATATATAATATTCAGATAATAAAAATTATATATATATAATATATATAATGTCGTGGATAATTAACGAATTAAAAAGGATACGTGATTATGTTAAAAAACCACTAAAAGAACCACAGGATTTTACCGACTGGCTAGTTTTCGGGGATAGACCTCATATCCCTATAAAAGAAGCAGCGAAAGCGGCAGCAGATGCAGCAAAAGCCGCGACAAAAAGCTATCAAGATGCAGCAAAAGCAGTAGGAAATAGGACTGGTGATATTAGTCCTATAATAGACGATATGAGAGAGAATATAAAAGGCGAAGAACTAGCACCAGCCGCTAAACCATTCATCCCACCAGCCCCTCCGTTGCCACCATCTAATATCCCGCCAGCCCCTCCGTTGCCACCATCTAATATTCCCCCTGCGCCACCATTACCACCACAGCAAGAGTTAATACCAAAACCGCCGCGCAATTCAGTAGCAATGCAGCCACAGGAAGAACCCAAAGAGAATACAGTTGATGCATTAATGCAATCGATACGACAGGGGAAACCACTAAAACCAACAACAAGAAAGCAACCACCAGCAACGAAAAAAACATTTCTCGACGAACTAAAAGAAACCCCCAAACTAACGAAGAAGGAAATTAAAATAATACAAAAAGAAATTAAAAAACAGCCACAAACATTTAATGATTTAATAAAAGCAAATAAAAAGTTCCAAGCATTATCAAAGCAAACAGAAACAAAAAATGAACCTTTTGAGGATGAGGACTGGGGATTCGGTATAAGACGAAAACCAAGGGGACGAAAATATGGTAGAAAATATTAAATAATATTTATATATTACTTAATTAAATTTTAAAGCAATGCTCTCTTTAATTGTGCCTTTGTCATACGACGGCCACCAGACATTCCGAGTCCAAGCTCTTCAATAAAGTCCGCTGCCTGATTAGAACCTTCTTCGGCTCCTTCACGTCCGCGTAGGTATTCTTTAGCGGTTTTGCCGATTTCTTTTGTCAATGGATGCGAAAAATAGGATTTAAGTTGTTTAAGTGCATTAGCGAGTCTGCCTTCCTTTAAAAACTTTTTCGCCTTATCAAGAAAGGATGCGCCGCCGAATACGTTATCGTCGATGACATCGTAATGCACGCGCTCGTTGCGTTTTGTTGCTGTCAATACATCGTCGACAGTTAGCGCGCCGATAGTTGTTGCCACAGTGTTTGACGCGTATGTTTCCTGCACTCCGCTGTAATGAACGACGGTGTACATAGCAAATGGGACTGCGTCCACATTATATGGATTACCTGCTAATGCGATTTTACTGTAAGGATTACCAAAGGTGCATTGAATCTGCATATTTACTTTAGTATTTACAGATGGCGCAAGAGATGCATCAAGAGTGATATCCTTAGAAAGTTTAAGACAGATAACAGCCCCAACGCCTGAATCATAAGTGATAGCACCATCGCCTTCATATGCAATATTACTAACACCAGAACAATTAAATTGAGTCCACGGGGTATTCAATCCATTTTGTCGGCATATACGATACAATGATATATCGCTGCAATTTTGAAATTGATTTACGCCATTAAAATTAACACTTAATGAATTTGATACATATTGTGCGAAAGTATCCGTAGCATAAGAGCCGCCAATAGCACTCAAAAATGCATCAGTAGGACGACAATATATATATATTGCTTCTGGGATTCGTGATACCTGAATAACAGACGATGAAAACTGTGCTGTTCCACCAACAATTGCATTGGTGGCAGAAACCGCCAAGTTGGCAGTATCAGAAACAAAGGCGACAAATTCATCATATGGGAGACTCTGAACGCTTAGAGAGCGGCCAACATCAAGAGGACTGGGGATAACCTGTAGGAGATTCAGCCGGCAGTCGCCAAAAGTGGCACCAATTCTTCCATTAATAGACCGGGCTGCAGCATCAAAAATAACAGAAAAGGCACGCTCAAAAGCCCCAAAATTATAGGTGAGTTGATATTGAGAAATGCGCCGGAGCCCTTCTTTTCGTTGTTCTAGACCAGAAAGGAGAGGGGGGATCAATACTGGTTCCAAAAATCTAACAGTAAGAGAAAGTACGGTTCCATTCCAAACAGCTGCTGTGACTGCCGATGTACCAAGCCTACCCTGATATTTACCGCCGACAAGATTGCTGAGAGGTGAAAAAACGCCATTATCAGCAACATATGGGGTGGTCATATCCAGATCGGGGTTGGCTTCACTATAATTTAGATACTTATCATAAAAGCCATAACGCTGGAGCGCGCTTGCTATTTGCGATGATTGAATGCTTGATGAGGAGTTTCCCTGTTGCAATACAATAGATGTAGCACAAAGGGATAGAGCATTAGGACGGAGAGCGATAGAATTTGCAATATTAGGTTTTGTATTAAATGGGATGGTAAAGGTGCCGGTCACATCAAGGAGCCAAACACGGTCGGTGATTGTGTTTTCGCTATTACAATTAACAGTCCACGATATGGATGAACTACTTTTATTTGTTGATGATATATTATAAAAATTTTGTATAGAAGCCGATTTTTCAATGGCGAATACGCTTTCAACAGACTGATCACAAAGCGGATCAACAACCAAAACCTTACGAAGAGGAACGGGGACAGCAGCAGACATTATTATATTATTATAATAATACCAAACATAAAAAAAAATAATATATTTTAATTTTCTATATATATTTAATAATCCGCTTTAAGATAACTACGGGGAATAAATGCGATTTTAACGTCAAAACGTTGTCCGGCGTATAATACAACAGGATATTGATTATTATTGAAATCACTCCACCACACCTTTATGTCGAGTTGTTTGATATCATCACGGCTATTTTGCAGACCGATTGCGCGACTATTATTAACGGATTGATTAAACTGAATATAATCCCTATTTGTGTCATTAGTTGAGAACATATCAACCTCAAAATCAACCAGCACCTTTTGTCCATTAATACTATTAATCGCCGATGGATTTGTTGTTGTTGCGAAGTCTGTCTCAGGTTGTACGTTTTCTGGCTTTGTTGTCAGTGTGTTAGATGTGAATATCAATCGCTGGAGTGGAGAAAATACACCCAATGTATTATGGTCGCTATAAATTATTATTTGTTTATGAGCAAATGGAGGGGTCTCTGCGGATGTTATTGTCTGCCAGTTCCATAGGTTATTCTGAAAAACTATCTCATAAGCATTAGGGATATTCGCAGGCCTATTATATTGCGTTGTTGCATACGGAAATTGTAAAAGCGGATATAACATATTATTTAAATAAATTTTGAGTCCGACTAATGGATTGCCAGTATTACTAACAATTGAGGGATTACCAGACATTTGAAATTTATTAAATCCTTCGTTCCAGGTAAGCCACGGGAAATCCTGATTTGGGAATGTTATTTTAGAACCGACAACGGCAGTATATAATCCCCCATCCGGCGGCACATCAGGGTCAGCCGGAAACAATGCAACAAATTTTGCACGTAAAAGAGCTAATGCGGCAGAGAGCCCCTTATTAAACATTTGGATAAATTCTTGTTTATCATAGCTGAAATAATAACCATTACTCATAATCTGTCGTGTAATATTGCCGGCTGGATATTGTGGAATAGGTGGTAATTCTGTGTTGCTATCACTCCATAATAAATACTCATAGTCGTCTAAGGATGTCTCGTTGTCATTAACTGATTTATATGAAAGCTGGATCCCATAAGGGGTCAAATTTGGATTAGGTTGATTGAGTTGAATAGGACAAGCCCAGAATGGTATCGACTGAGAAGATACGCAGAAACGTGTGACCGCTACATCATAATCCTTTGCGCGATCAATTAATGAATTATCAAAAACCTGATTAAACTCTACCGGGATGGTTTCATATGTTAGTTGATTAGAATTTGTAAGCGTTGCATTGTAATATGAAATGCTCTGTTCGTTTGTGAATCTTGACATCTTAGATTATATAATATATATATTAGATGTATATTATATTTTTTATATAAAAATAATTATTCATTTGTTAAATAACAGATTAAATGGTCGTTATATTTTTTATCATTAGAAAACATTTTATTAAAGTTATCTGTCGATAAATCATCAAATGCCATCCGTGTTGCACAATACCTGCCGCACGTGCTACTGTTTGTATCTTGCAGGCATTTATCATTGTAATCAACATTATAAGGACATTTATATAATAAATCCGTTAAGTATTTATAATCCATACCGTATTTATATCTTAGTTGCTCTGGTATCTGTCCCATATTTGTTTTGCCGTCTGGTTTGCTTCCGAAACTATCAAAAAAATATATTTTGCCGTCGTGTTTTCCTCTAAATACGCACGTCCAATGGCCTACCGCTGGCTCCCAGTTATATAATATACATACGCGGTCATATGGCGACAATAATTCATCAATACTATTATATTTTTTAACTTCATTATATAATAAAATTTTTAAGTTTCCATTAAATATCTTTCTTAAATCATTTGAACTTAATGCGATATCCTCCGACTTTTCCATACTATATATATATTATTCATTTAATTTATTCTGAAAACATAATAAATTATTAGCCAATACAAGTTGCGGCACATCTCTTATTATAGTTATTGACCGACTATTTATTTTTTTTAGTGCTTTTAATTCATTCTTATCAAATCCGAAATAATTCTGCAATACATATTCATTACTATGAGTGGCGCTATCTTTGAAATACACAAAATGAGTACAAGCGTTTAATATTCTTTTGCTCTGATTATGACTGGCTGCGATATGCAATGTTAATATACAATATGTATCCAATGAACGGCCGACTTCTAATATCTTCCCGATAAGGTCAAAAACTGCTTTTTCTTCCTTTTTATCGCTAATAACATCAACATCGTCAAACACAACCAGGGTCTCTTTAAAGTCATCCGCCTCAAGCTCTGCATCCATTATTTCACTAATGGGGATCCGCTTATGGATTAGGGGGTCAAGTAATTTATCGTGTGTTTTTTGTGAGACAAGATAAATGCGCCTTTTAGGATAAAACTTTTTAAACTGTACGAGGTATTCAGCAACCCAAAACGATTTGCCACTGCCTGCTCTACCGGCTACAAATAGGCGATCGGGGCGGCCATATACTGAACTCGGCGCAACCTGAAAATTGCCACTCCGTAATATTATTTTATCTTTTTCAACATTTGAACCACTGAGTGCCGTGTTGTTTCCATCGTCTAACATATCGTCGAGCTCTTCTTCTGTAATTTGTATTCTTTTATTATTGAAAGCGGCCATAATTTTACGTAATCTGGCTACCTCAATCTCTTTATCGTCTGTATGCACTTTATTATGATACGTTATGATGGCACACTGGTCGCAGCATTTATTGCTTTTTTTGCATTTTTCGCTACATTGCAAACAGCATTTGTGGTCGTTATGATATAAGAATATCTCGGTGCCGTTCTCCGCCTTGTTCTTGCTATTGCATACAACCGCTATCCGCTTCCCCTTTGAAAATGATAATTCTGCCATTAATATATATATAATTAACGATATATATTAATTTTAAAAATAATATTATTATAGAATATATCTTGAAGGTATTTTAAATTTATAATACTTTATTAATTTTTCAGTCTCGGTTGATACTATATCATCCAAATCATCCGACAGTTGTGATAATAATTTTATACTTACTGAATTATCCAATAAATCATCGATATGTTTCTCATTAAAATCAAATTCATAAACGTGCGATATATATGGCTTGAGGTTGTCTAATTGTTTTTTTATTTCTATATTATATTTATTGCCGTATTTTTCAATAATGGTTGAATGTGTTTTTATTATACTTGATGCTCTGTTAAGTATTGCCACATTAGATGATATAATCGGATATAATGTTTCTAATGTTTTATTGTCGTTATCTGTGATTGCTAACGTCCAGCACCTTTTTAGTGCTTTTAATGGTTTTTTAAATACTATATACTCAAGCAGATTATATTTTATACAATAATCGTATTTTGTGGGGTCTGGTGTTATCGGTGCGAATGTTCTACCGTATTTTATGGCACTTTGATTAGAGAATATATTCGATATTTCTGTATAAAATCCAGAATATATAAAGGCCATATCAATTTTAGTGACAAAAAGTGGCATTGATGCCTCTAACGTTATGTGCACTCCATCTGATATTTTATAACCTTTAATAACTTCTGTCGGTGTCCATCTTAACGCGATTAATTTGCGGATTAGTTCTGTTATATCAAAATAATCATTTAATTTTATATTAGGTTTGCATAATCTTATTAAATCATTATATGTCGTGATGTCAATATGGTGTTTGTGTGCGTGTATATCTCTTAATGTTTCTGAGTGGTTAAAATTAATAATCTTTTTGTTTTTGATGTGTCCGAGATGCAAAAAGGCATTTACAAAAACAGGTTTTATTCCACTTTTAATATCTAAAATAATATATTCTGGATGTTTCAATATATTTTTTATTATGTGCTGTAATCCTCGTGCTGTTTCCTTATCATCCTCGCCGAAATTTTCGCAGATGTCTATATCTGATGCGTCTCTGAATGATTTCCTAACAAATGATCCTGCGAATATGATATTCTTTTTATTATATGTAATCGCTTTTATTGCTTTTTTTATCTCATCGTTAAATGAATCCGGGATAATCTTCTTCTTTAGATATTTGGCCATATATTATATAATTACATTATATAATATTTATTATATATTTATTGTTGCATTTGTGCTCGTCGTAATAGGTCATAATATTGCAATTGTGATAATGCACTCTGTTGTTCCATATTCAGTTGGCTGCTTATTTGGTTTTCGAATTGTCGTTCCGCCTGTAGTTTCATTAATTGTTTTTTGCTTAGATTTTGTGCCACTGCGTTTTCGTATAGGTCTTCGAATTCACTTGATACATTTTTGCCATTAATTTTGCCGCATCCTTTCATATTTTTTCCCATTCCCATCATCGCCAGTAAAGGTAAAAATCCGCCTTTCACCTTTTTTCTTCTTCCCTTACCGATAGATTGGACGGCCGTATCTGCTAATTTTTGAATTCCTGTTTTTGCTAAATCTTTACTAATATTTTTTAATCCTGAGACGGCTCCTTTGGCAACTCCTTTTATTAAATCTCCGGTAGTATCTAAAAGAATATCCGTCAAACCATACCCACCTTCTAATATACGCGGATATTCTGCTTGAAGCCCATACGGTAGTATCCCCATCATATCCCGCGGCATAGGTCTATCTAATGGCAACATTTTGCGGCCTCCTCTTTTTTTTCCATATCCTTTTGTTTTACCTGTCATATCCATATTTCCGTGGCCTGCTGTTGTTCGTGGCGCTGTTCCTGTCATATCCATATTACCTAATCCTAACATCCTCGCGATATCTTCGCCGACTCTTGATGCACTGCCTAAAACTGAGTTCCCAATCGTTGCGACTTTTCCGTATGTAGGCACTGCGCCGACTATTCCTGAAATTTTAGGCGTGATTCCTCCGAGTGTTCCTAAAAAATCAGAAAGAAAGGCACCACCAGAGAGATCGGCCATATCTGCCATATTTGCACCAAATCCAAATATTGACTTTAGTGGACTCAATGCATCAGTGAATCCTGCGACCTTCTCGCCATCCTTGCTTTGTTCTTTCATTAATTGACCGGCGGTTTTTCCAAATGATTGTGCCAATCCTGATGCATTCCCCAACACCTGACCGAATGGCCCCATATTATTCATTAACTGTGGCACACCGGGGATACTTCCTAAAGTTAGCATCCAATCTGCAATTCCTGCTCCACCTTTTAATTTTTTATTCATATACTTATAGTTAGATTTTAATTTTCCGTTTCCAAGTTGATACTCCTGTAGTTGCTTCGGTAGCGCCGATCCTTGCGGTAATTCTTTCCTAACTTCATCTATAATGCCACTTAGTAGGATTTTAGCCGTCTCTTCACCTCGTTTTCTTGCTTCTTTTATTTGATTTATAATCGGGTTGTCTAAATCACTCGCTAGGCCTCTAAATAATTGCATTCGTTGTTTATCAAATTTTTCACCTGGTTGTTGTGTTGCTTGATATTCTTCATAGACTAAATCCAATGGGTCTGCCTGTTTTTGCTCCATACTTGCTTGTCCTTGTTGTGCCAATTGTTCTTGTTCTGCCAATTGTTCTTCCGCCAATTGTGCTAGTTGTTCTTCAAATTGTCGTTGCTCTTCTGCCACTCTTTCTCTTTCTCGTGCGGATGCTTCTTCCTCTCTCATTATTTCTGCTTGTGCTGCTTCTGCTAATCTTTTGACTACTGCGGGGTCTCTCTTTCCGTATATCTTCGCGACTGCATTTGATAATAATAAATTTATTGTACTTTTGCCTTTCGGTGAATTTGCATTTTTTCTAATGGTTTTAACTGC